GACGTCGTCTCGGTTTACAGCTTCGGTAAAAGCGCCTCGCGCTATACTCTCGCGCCACTTTCCACCTATAACTGTTTCTGAATTAAAGACTGCCGCGTAACCCTCGACATTGATTGAACCGTCTTCTGCTTCGCGTATTTCTAAACGTGTAGAGGGGCGAGACTCGCGTCTATATTTATCCTTGTCTTTGTCCTTACCGTAACCGGCCTCATCTAGTTCCATATCCACCTCGTCTGGTTCTTGGTACTCATCCGACTTACCGAATGTGATTATTATCTGTGTCTCGGTTTCTTCGATTTTTTGAATATGGCGCTCGGTCCGTTCTGCTACCTTTGAAAGTGTTGAAAACTTGTGACCGACAAGCGTTCCAGACGGATTCCAACCGTCGTCGCTTTCTCTGTAAACCATGATTAGCGCAGCCGGATCGTCTTCCGTACCGGTTATAGAAAAATCAGTATCTGGAACGTTGATAGTCCCCTCGCGTCGTATTCTTCTAATTTTTCCGTAAACCCGACCGCCGGAAGAGTCCCACGTTACAAAATCGCCAACGCCTAAAGCGCCGGGTGCAGCCCTGTTAATCATAGACCTATCCTCATCTGTGTTTGCATATTGATTTGCGAAACTTCTGGCACTCGACCCTCCCCATAAGAGCCACGCGATTTTAAAAGCAGACGGTCCACCGTCCGGTTGTTCTTTTGCATAGTCCCTGTCGTAATTCGCACCGAACCGCGCAAAAAATGCTTTCATATTTCTTATAGTTGCTTGTGAGAGATCGCCGCCGGCTACGATTTGCCGAGCGCGCCGAACGCCGGCGTCTGTGCCGCCTCGCTTCCACTCTTTGCGTAACTCTAATCCTCGACGCGCGTTGTTACGCATCGACTCCGTAGGTTTAGCCACCCGACTGCACTGAGATAGGCACTGTTGCGCCCTGTATCATAAGATCGTCGCCGGACTCTTGCGGGTCTAGACCTTCAATCTCGCGGACTTCATTAGGTGTTTTTATTCCGTTTTGAATACTCGTCGCATGACCTTCCATCCGCGCTTTCAAATCTCCGCGCAGTAGGGAGTCTACGTTAAAGCGAACCTCTCTAGTGCTTTCTCTTCCGAATAGCTTCAAATTCATTTCTTGCTCGGTCTGCTCTATCCACCGGCGCAGTGTATGTTTAACAAAATGCAAATCCTGTTGCTCGACATTTGAATATGTGCCGTTAGATAAATCCTGCAAAAATACTGGCGGTAGGGAATAGATGCGTGCGACCTGTTCTATACAAAAACGTTGAAGCTCAATCAGCTGCATATCGTCGGGACTAAAGCCTACACTTTTAAGTTCATGCCCCGCCGGTAGTGCTAATACGCTGCGGCCCTCGCGCGCTAATTTTGCCGTCGCTTGTGCCACATCTTCGCTTGCTCTAGTTGCAGCCACGCCGGATTGAAATGGACCTTGCAGAACAGCGGGAGGAATACCGCCTGACTGGAACGATTTAGATCCGTAATTTGTGGCTGCTATCGCTAGACCTACGGTGTCTTTATTGGTCATTATAGGACCGCGAATATCAAGCATATTATGCTTCACCATGTAGGTGATATCGATAACCTCATTGGCCTGATAAATTTGATTTTTGGTTCTGTAGGTTTTAGTCGGGAAATCGTCTGTTTTAGACTGATGCACGTGCAGATTAGAAGGATCTAGAGGTACTAGGTCGGTAATATCGCCTCGACCGTTTTTAATAATTAAGGTTACGGATCGACCACCAGTCAAAACTTGTTCAAATGTGTATTTTCGCCACTGAAAACTGCTAACACTCGGATTAACGGCTCTGTTTATCCAAGCGCCTATGCCATCGGTTACTTTTTCACCGTCTTGGTATATTTCCAGAGGTAAACTAGCGAGTGTGCCAGAGATAAAATTTACTGCGGCCCAAATGCTAGGAACGCCGAGCGCGTTGTCTATACTCACCGGTACGCCGGCCTCGGAGGTAGCGCCACCCCATCCCATCATTTGCAAAAAATTATCGCTTGAAACAGGCACATTAGGATTTTCGAGAGAGCGCGCCTCTTTTTGTAGAAAAATATCAAATATACCCATTTTCCAACCTATACCGCCAGTTTATAATTAGGATCGTCCCAAGGACTTATCGGCTGCACTAGGTCGTCCTGACCCATAACGCCTAACGCCATTGCAAGCGCGACCATGCCGTCTATTTTCGAGTAACTTTTAGATTTATGTAATTTTCGGTTTCCGGCAGGGTCTTGCTGAGTAACCGCACCGGATGCATTCATATTTAAAATAGGGTGGTCGCCGTGTTTAATCTTTTTATCGACAACAAAACGCTCGACCTTATCGATTGCCGGACTCATATCTTTAAAGCCCTGTCCGTAGGGCTGCATATTTATCTGCACACCGATATTATCTAATTCCCGCTCAAAATCTGATATGCGCCACCGGTCAAATGCTAATAGCTGCAAGTTATAGGTCGCAGCCACCTCTGCAACAAAATGTGCAACCACTGCCGGGTTGATAACCGGACCGTCTATAGTTTTCAAAAAACCTTGGTCACGCCATAGATCCCAAGGCACTTTCTCCGATTGCGCTTTATCAAATAAACCGTCGCTAGGTAGCCAGAAATGTGGCTGAACGTGTATTTCGTCGTTCTTAGGGAAAATAAGCACTAGTGCCGTCAAGTCCCTACTAGCCGATAAGTCTAAACCGGCATAACATACGTCGCCATCTTCTATTTCCGGCTTGCCGTTACAAGCTTCCCACTCGGCGCGCGTTAAAAACGGCGCGTGTGCTTCAATTCGCTGATTTAGGTATAACCAACGGAAAGAGTTAGCTTTAGCCGGTAGACGGTGCGCTTGTGCGGCGAAATCGGCTATGTCCTGAGTACTTCTAAACTCTCCCATCGCCGGGTTAGCTTTTTTCCAAGCTTTTTTATCTAAAACCGCGCAATCCTTCGGTGCAGTGTACAAATGCGAGACAATGCGCGGATCTTTAGCGTTTGCGGCGTCATCGAGCCACATACTAAACATATCGCCGTCGGTCGCCGCTTGTGTGCTTATAGCAACAAGAAGTGGGTGTTCATGCGCGCCCTGTGCGGTTTCCACCGCCTCTATAAACGCGTCCGTCGGTCCTCGCACCTGGCCGGCCTCGTCTATAATCGCTAAAATCGGGCTCATGCCGTGAGCCGTACTTGAATCAGCGCTGATAGCTTTATATTCAACGTTGCAAATTAAACCGATAAGGCTTTTCTGCGACGGAACGATCCGGACTATTTTGCTTAACTCAGGAGAAAGCCGAACCATTTTTTCTGCTAGCTTAAATACAAGGCTTGCTTGATCGCGGCTACGAGCGCCGGAAATGATTTGTGAGTTTTGCTTCGCTTCCGGACCGACCACGTGCGCTAAGACTAATCCTGCGATCAGCGCTGATTTTCCGTTTTTGCGCGCCACACTTAGGTAAGCGCGCGATGTTCCATTCGGGTTATCGTATACCTCTAATATAAATTTTTTCTGAAACCGCATAAGTTTCATCGGCTGCCCGACTTTTGAGCCTTCGGGGATCAGAATAAACGATTCTATAAAAGCTATAATTTTCTGTCCGCGCGTCATCATAGCCACCAGTTAAATATGCGCCGTAGGGCGTAACTGCGCGCGAAACCTATCGCCATAAATACTAAACCGATAGAAAAACTATCACTGACTGAAACCATATAACCGAACGCCGGCAGAACGAGGTAATTAGCAGCGACCGCCACTAAATAACCCACCAGAACGTTCGTCACAGCCTCAAGCGCACTTTTTCGCTTCGACTGCATTTTTCAATTCATTATATGTTTTTCCGTTTGACTCTAACGTAGCCTCTAGACCGGTCCACTCTTGCCACCGTTCGACAGTGACGTCGCAGTACTTAGGTTCTAGCTCTGCCGCGTAGCAAACACGATTTGTTTTCTCTGCCGCTATTAGGGTCGAACCCGATCCGCAGAATATATCTAAGACGATGCCATTTACCTGACTTCCGTCGGTTATAGCCTTTTCACAGAGCGCTACCGGTTTCATGGTAGGGTGTAGCTCGTTTTTAGCGGTTCTCTGAATACGCCATATATCCATGCCATTCTTACCGCCATAGAACTTATGGTTATTTACCCACCCATAAAAAATAGGCTCGTACATACTCATATAATCGCTATTGCTTAAAGTGTGATTGCCCTTGTCCCAGATAACAAGAGATCTGCAATTTAAGCCGACTCTTTCGAGGCTTGCGTAGTAACTATTAATTCCTAACCTATAGAACGTAATATAAAACGATCCGTCGACGTAATTTTTTATAGCGGTATTTATAGAATCTAAAAACGCGTCTCCGTCTTCCTTCGACATTTTATCGTTTGTTATTTTGCCATGTTTGGCATTGTAACTTTTAGAACCGTCTGCGTGGATACCGCCTGTGAAGTCCATTAGGTAGGGTGGGTCGGTAAAACACATATTAGCGACCTTGCCACCCATAAGAGTGTCGAGGTTTTCAAATGAAGTACTGTCGCCACAAATAAGCTTATGTTCTTTTAGAAGCCACACATCGCCAGGTCGCGTGGTTTCCACTTCTGGGTCGTCCGGAACGTGGTCGTCGTCGGTTAAACCGTCGTTATCGCCCTTTTGCAGTAAATCGACAAGCTCGTCTTGGCTGAAACCCATAAGCTCACCGAAATCACCGGCAAGGTCTTCTAATTCGACCCTGAGAGCCTCTGCATCCCATCCCGCGTTCAAAGCTAGCTTGTTATCTGCTATTACGAGTGCGCGGCGTTTTCTTTCGTCCAGACCGGTAACTATCACCGTCGGTACTTTGTCTAAACCTAGAGCCTGTGCCGCAAGTAACCTTCCGTGACCGGCTATTAGGTTATTTTGCTCGTCTACGAGGACCGGGTTAGTAAAACCAAACTCTCGGATCGACGAAGCTATCTGACCGACCTGTTCTTCCGTGTGAGTCCTAGAATTTAGAACGTAGGGGATGAGGTCTTTTGTTTTTGTTATTTTATTTTTAAAGAATTCCATACTACTACCTAGTGCGATGGCATTGCGATAAGACCCTCAACTCCTAAATGGGTGAGCATACTTCTCGCCGTGGTTTCGTTTTTAACTGACCCATTTACGGTTCGCGGGTCGCTAGCCAGTTGATTAAGTGACATTGAACGGATAACAGCTAGCTGCCGTCGTTCGAGAGTATCCACTACCGCGAGAAGTGGGTTAGGTATTAAAGTTCCGCGCTTATTCTGAATAAGCACTCCAGACTTATCTAAGGTGGTCTGGTGTTCTCTTATATCCGCTTCCATCCTTACGACTTTAGCCAATAAAATAAGGTCTAAGTCACGCCAGTCCTCGCGTGCGCGTGCGCGCGTGAATTGATTCCAGATTGTGTATTCGTTGTCTGAACGAAGAATTATGCCCTCCGGAAGTGGGACATCTTCGATAGCGCCGGCGAAACCGGACATGGCTGCTACCGAACTATTTTTATCTGGTCTCGTCTTCTGACTCATAGTAAAATCTAATTATTCCCTAAAATTGACCTTTTTTTACGTAAACGTTCTAACAAAACAC